CGCGTTACCGGGTACCGGCTTGCCGGGCAGCGACTTGATCTGCTTCCCGCCAGCGGTCCAGTAATCGTGGTCGGTGTCGCCGTCGGGCGCCGCGTCGCAGTCGCCGTCGCCGTCGGGGTCGACGCAGGGGCTCCCGGGATGGCCGTGCTGTACGGCCATGGACTTCTCGGCGTCGGTCAGGTGGTTGGACGGAGGTCCGCCGCACGCGCAGTCCGGGCCGCACATCGAGCAGCAGGCGCCCGGCTCCATCTCGCCGTGGAGGTGGCCGCCGTGGTCCGTGGCGCCGTCACCATCACCAGCAGCAGCGTGGGAGTGGCGGTGATTGGCGTCGTTGTCGTGCGCGTGGTCGTGGGCGTGGCTGGTGTCGCTGCCCTGCGAGCCGTAAGCGGGATGACTGTGCGAGTGGCTCCCTGACATCGGCGCGTGGTTGCCGTCGGCGCCGACGATCACCGGCCCCTTGGCCTGCGGCATCGTCCGCAGCCGCGCCGCGATCCGGCCGGGCACCGCGGAGAACGCCGCGATGTCCATGCCCGCGGGCAGTTCCGCGTCCCCGTCGCCAACCCGGTCAGCCAGCCCTGCGGCCACGGCCTCATCGGCGGTGTACCAGGTCTCTTTCTTCATGGTGTCCCGCCACTGCGCGGGGGTACCGCCGGCCCGGTCGGCGTAGATCGACGCGATGTTGTCGCTGTTCTTGCCGAGCACCTGGGCGGTCTTGACCATCTCGGCCTCGTCGCCCCAGCACAGCGTGCTCGCGTCGTGGATCATCATCATCGAGCCGGGCTGCATCACCCGGTCCTGGCCTGCCTGCGCGATCACCGACGCGATCGACGCCGCGATGCCGTCCACGACGGTGGACACGGTGCCCTTGTGCTTGCGGATCGCGTTGCCGATCGCGATGCCGTCGAAGACATCACCGCCGCCACTGTTGATGTGGACCTCGATGGGGCCTTTGACCTTCCCCATCTGCGAGGCGAAACCCTTGGCGGTCAGGCCGTTGCCGTTCCAGTCGACCGACCCGATGTCGTCGTACACGTCGACTCTGGTCGGGCCGCCGTCATCGTTGCGGATGATCCGGCATTTGATCGGGTTTACCTGGCTGCTCATCGCGCCCCTATCCGGTTCCAGGCGGCCAGTTCCCGCCATGCGGGGGAATCCCATCCGGCCGCGCGCCGAAGCGCGTCCTCGGCCGTGTCAGCTTTTCCGCCTGCCTGGCCGGTCCCGCCCGCCGCCGCGGTCTCGTCGTCGCCTGCGCCCGCGGGCACGGCGGGCGGGGTCTTCGCAGCGGACTCCGCGGCCGGCTTCGGCGGGACCGGGGCGGGCGGCGGCAGGCCGAGCGTCCACCGGGGCGGCAGCGCCGGCTCCGACGTCAGGTTCAGCGCCACCTTCATGTCCGGCAGCCCGACAACCTCCAGCACGTCATGCTGGTCGTAACCCGCCGTTATCAGCGACAGCGCCGCGTTAGCCTTCGTGGTCAGCTCAAGCGCGTCCTGCTCGCGGTTCTGAGGCATCGGGTAGACGTAATCGAATTCAACGCCAACGCCTGTCGCGCCGAATAGCGGCAGCAATTGCGAATTAAGCACGTCGCGCCACCGGTCGAGCCGCGGAGATACCTGCCAAGACGCGAAGACCTCTTCGCCGGTTTGCGCCGACGCCCTATTCACGTCATCACTAACGCCAGTCATCACCTTATGCATGGCGAGCGATTCCCGTATCGTGTCCCGCATTACCGAACGGAGATTCGCAAAATCCATGTCTTTCAGGCTGTGCGTATTGGGAACCCAGGTCGCGCCGCCCTCAAGAACGGCAATTCGGTGCGCTCTGGCAACGCCGTGATGAGTGTCACGCCACTGGTTTACGAGATCGTCCATCTCGCCGTCTTCCAGTGCATGATCAACCTGAATTACCCCGCCCGGCTCGGCGCTATTCAAAAAGTAATTCCGGTTCCATTCGCCCGCATAACGCGCGGCCTCAATGTCGGTGAGGACGGAACGGATGGGGCCGCAGCCGCCGTAGGGGTCTTCGGGGTCGGGATAGCGGTTGAAAATGACGTCCGTCGGCAGGAGCGGAATGCGTTCCTTGCCGTCCGGTGAGGTGTAGATATACCCGGCGAGGTAGTTGTTCTTGTCCGGGACGGCCACCATCCGGTCGGGTCGCACGGGCCACATCCCGAGCGGCACCGAGTTGTCCGTCGCGCCGCGGTCCACCACCCAGTAGGACTTGCCGGTCGTCTCCATCCAGATGTTGCTGATCTCGAAGATCCCGAACCGGGTCCACACCGGGAGCTTCACGTTGCCGACCTGGATTACGGCGGGGTTGTTCAGCACCGACAAGGCGGCGTGCTGGATTACCTCGGTCCGCTGGTCGCTGCCCTGGTCGCTGGTGGTGTAGCGGACCCGGCCGTCCTGCTTCGCAGTGCGGAACAGCTTCCAGTCCTGCCCCGCGGCGGACGACGCGAGCATGTGGACGTTCGCGAACACGGTCCCGTTGGACTTGTACGCCTTCATCAGCGTCAGGTCGACGTTGCTGCCCGCTGCCATGCCGGGGAGCATCTGCATGGTCCCGCCGCCCATGGGGACGGGAGGGCCGCCCTGGCTGCGGAGGGCGAGGGCCTTCCCGATCAGGCTAGGCATCGGCGGCGTCCAGGCCGGCGGCCTTCCACTGCTCACGGGCGTTGCCGGCGTCCTGCGCGGCTCCGGGGGTGCGCTTGGCGACCTCGGAAGCGGGCCGCGCCTCTTCCTCGTCGCGGATACGGTCCCGGCGCAGGGCACCGCCCAGGCGGACGAACAGGCGGGAGTGCATCTCAGCCGCGCACCGCGAAGTCCAGGGCCAGCAGGGACGCTCCCGTGACGATCCAGCCCACTCCAGGACCCCAGTGGAACGCCCCGAAGTCAGCGGAGGCCAGCGCCGCGGCGGTCACCAGGTGCTCACGGGCCACGGAGAGGGCAGCGGTGAGGCGGCCGGGCTTGCCTGTGCGCTTGCGGGAGGCGACGGCGGAGGTGGCCTTGGCGAGCAGGGAACGGGGACGGGCAATGGTCACACTGGCCACTTCAGCCACACCAGCCCGTAGAGGTCACGGCAACATCGTAAGGCACTTGAACCGCAGGATTTACTGTAGACACGGCCCAAAACCGTAAGATTTTCGGTGCGGCGGGTCAAAATGAGGGTTCAGACGGAAGATTTACGGCTGGAGGTGGCATGGCGGTCGTCGTGCAGGGCGTCCGGGACATCCCGATCGCGGACCTGACGCCCTATCCGGGCAACCCGAGGCGCGGGAACGTCGAGCAGATCCGCTCCAGCGTCCGGCGGCTCGGCCAGTACCGCACGATTGTCGTCCGCGATACCGGGGCGGGGCTCGTCATCCTGGCGGGTAACCACACCGCGCAGGCGCTGGCAGCCGAGGGACACGAGACAGTGCGCGCGGAGGTCGTCACCTGCACCGACGACGAGGCGCGGCGGGTCAACGTCGCCGACAACCGGCTGGCGGAGCTAGGCGGGTACGACGACGCGGACCTCGCGGCGATCCTGAAGGAACTGGACGGCGACTACGAGGGAACTGGGTGGACCGAGGACGACCTCGGCGCGCTACTGGGGGACGAGCCGCCGCTTGGCGGTAGCGGCGATCCTGACGACGTTCCCGACCCGCCAGCGGAGCCGATCAGCGCGCCAGGCGATCTCTGGTACATCGGCCCTCATCGTTTGCTCGTAGGTGACGCCACCGATATGGCCGCCGTCGAGGCGATGCTCGCCGGGGACCGCTGCGACTGCATGTGGACTGACCCGCCCTACGGCGTCGACTACGTGGGCAAGACCAAGGATGCGCTGACCATCAGCAACGACGGAGCCGACGACCTGCCCAGCCTCCTGGCCGGCGCGTACGCGGTCGCCACCGCTGCGCTCAAGCCCGGCGCCGCCGTCTACATAGCGCACCCGGCGGGTGCGCTATTCATGGTCTTCGCGAAGGCGTTCTTCGACGCGGGCTGGAAGTTCCACGAGGGCCTCATCTGGGTCAAGAACACGATGGTCCTCGGTCACAGCGACTATCACTTCAAGCACGAGCCGGTCATGTTCGGGTACACGGCAGGCGAGGGCCGACACGGCCGCGGTGGTGACGGCTGGTACGGCGACAACAGCCAGACCAGCGTCTTCGAGATTGACAAGCCGTCACGCAGCGAAGATCACCCGACCATGAAGCCCGTCGCCCTCGTGCAGGCGATGCTGGCCAACTCCTGCCCGCCGAAGGGCCTCGTCTACGAGCCGTTCGGCGGATCAGGCACGACGCTCATCGCCGCCCACGTGCTCGGCCGCCGTGCCGCCGTCGTGGAACTCGACCCGCGCTACGCGGACGTGATCCTGCGCCGCGCTCAGGGCTTCTGCGAGATCATCCCCGAACGTGCCCTCCCTGACGGCACCACCGAGCCCGTGAGCTTCGCGCAGGCGGGGGAATGATGGGGTGTCCTGGCCGGCTGGCGTTCATGCACAACCGCTTGCGCTGGCTGGCCATCGTGTCCGAGGCCAGACCAGGACCGGGCGGGGGAGCTGCAGACTCCCGCCCTGCGGGGCTTTCGTTGCCGGCTGACACTCCGAAGTCCCGGCCCACCCGCCCCGCACCACGAGTATTGCTCTGGTCCGCCGCACAAGTCAACCCCTATCTGCCGAGGTGACCTGATGCCCCCCCACCTCCGCGACACCGCCAACGACCCCGCCACCGTCGCCCAGCTCCGCCGCCGCCGCGTCACCTTCGAGGAAATCGCCGGCCACCTAGGCATAAGCGCCATCCAGGCCGCCGAGCTCTACCGCCAGGCACTGGAGGAGATGCCCGAACTGGCCGCCACCGAGCACCGCGCCGAGGAACTGATGCTTGCCGATGACGCCGTGCGCAGGCTGCTCACCATCGCCCGCGATGACGGCACCTCACCGCGCACCGCCGTCGAGGCATGGAACAGCGCGCGGGGATGGGCGGAGCACAAGGCGCGGCTCCTCGGACTTGACAGCGCCAAGGCCAGCCCCCAGTCCACTGGCAGCCGCCTGCAGCAGCTCCGCGATGCCCGCCGGGCGTAAACGCTGCACCAAGGACGGGTGCCGCAAGCTAGCCCCGCCCGGCCGTAAGCGCTGTGACGACCACAAGCCCGGTGCCGCTGCGGTCACGTCGGGGCAGCCGCGGCTTACCGGCCGGGCCGAGCCGAGGCTTTTCACGCCGCCATTGCGCCCGCTCACCCGCAAGACGTCAAAAGGGTTCGAGGTGGTCGACTTCGCCGAGATGATCGGCGAACCGCTCCTTCCGTGGCAGGAATACGCCGCCATTCACGCCCTCGAACTGCTGCCGGACGGGTCTTTCCGGTTCCGCATCGTCCTGATCCTGGTGAGCAGGCAGCAGGGGAAGTCGGCGCTGAAGAGAACCGTGTCGCTCTGGCGCCTCTACATCGACGGTTCCCGCAACATCCTCGGTGTCGCCCAGGACGTCAGCCTCGCCCGCGAGCAGTGGACCCTATGCCAGCAGACCATCCACGCCTGCCCGGACCTGGAGGCCGAGTGGCGGGGCGTCCGCAACGTCAACGGCGACGAGATGTTCTGGGCGGGCAGCGGAAGATACGCAATCAAAGCCGCGAATGATAAAGCCGGGCGCGGGACCACGAATGACGAAATCAATATCGATGAGTTGCGCGTCCAGAAAGACTGGAAGGCCTGGGGGTCGCTTTCCAAGACAACAATGGCGCGTCCGAATAGCCAGATATGGTGCATGAGCAATGCGGGCGATGACGAATCCGTTGTCCTTAACCAGCTCCGCGAGGTCGCGCTCGCCGGGACCGACCCGTCCATCTGCATCCTGGAATGGTCGGCACCTGACGGCTGCGAGCTAGATGACCTTTCGGCCTGGCGGCAGGCCAACCCGGCGCTCGGCCATCTCGTCAGCGAGACCTCGATCCGCACCGCGCTGTCCACCGACCCGCCGAACGTCTTCAGGACCGAGGTTCTCTGCCAGAAGGTCGACCAGCTCGACGGGGCCATCGACTACGCCGCCTGGAAAGCCTGCACCGACCCGGCCGGGACCATGAACGCGCTCCGCGACCGCGTAGCCGCATGCTTTGACGCCGCGCCGGACGGCCAGCACTTCACGCTCGCCGTCGCGGCCAAGCTCGATGACGGCCGGCCCCGCGTCGAGCTCGTCCGGGAATGGTCCTCCACTGCCGCCGTCCGCGCCGAGTTGCCCGGCTTGCTCGAGCGGATCAGGCCGCGGGCGTTCGGCTGGTTCCCCGGAGGGCCGGCCGCCGAACTGGCCACGATGCTGCGCCCGCTCGCGCTGCAGTACAACCGGCACCCGGGCAAGCGCCAGGACGACGAGTTCCCCGAAGGCGGCGAGATCACCGGCATCCGGGTCGCCGAGGTCTGCCAGGAACTGGCCGGGCTTGTCCGCGCTCGCGGCATCGTCCACGCCGGGCAGGATCTCCTCGACACGCACATCCGGGGGGCGGCCAAGCTCCCGTCCGGCGACGGGTGGCGGTTCACCAGGAAGGGCGACGGGCACTGCGACGCGGCCTACGCGGCGGCCGGGGCGGTCAACGCGGCACTGCGGATGGCCGTGGTCAGGCGCGCACGCGTCCGCATGATCAGCTAGCCGCGAACTATAGTTAGCGTGCTAATCCGGCTCGGGGAATGCTAGGCATAGTTCGCGGCCATTTTTCGAACACACGTCCAGCGGTTTGCGTGGTGCCCGATTTGTGCCAAAAAGTGACGCGCGTGGGGAGGGAAAAACAG